CGCTAATATTTATAATAAAATAAAATAGAAAAAAATGGCAATTTTATCACCAAACGAAATATTTTTTACAGCATTTGAACCTAAGGTAAAAAACCGTTTTATTATGTATGTGGACGGTGTTCCAGCATATGTAATTAAAAAAGTTGGTGCTGTAGGTGTGACAATGGATGAAATCAAATTAAACCATATCAACGTTTACCGTAAAATCAAAGGTAAAGCATTATGGGATGATATTGAAATGACATTGTTTGATCCTATTACTCCCTCTGGTGCTCAAGCAGTAATGGAATGGGTACGTTTACATCATGAATCAGTTACAGGCCGTGATGGTTATTCAGATTTCTACAAGAAAGATGTAACTATTAATGTATTAGGTCCAGTAGGTGATATTGTTTCAGAATGGATTATCAAAGGAGCATTTATTAAATCTGCTAAATTTGGTGATTATAGCTGGGATGATGAAGCAGCTGCTCAAGAAATCACAGTTAACTTAGGAATGGATTACTGCATTTTGAACTTCTAGTTCTTAATACAAATAAATTTAGGAGAAGCTCGCTTAAATTTGGCGAGCTCCTTTCTTTTTATTATATTTATAACAAAACAAGTTACATTAAATAAAGATTATGGAAAAAAATTTCCCAACAGAAGTTATTGAACTACCCTCAAAAGGTTTAATTTACCCTGAAGACAATCCACTTTCAAGTGGAAAAATTGAAATGAAGTATATGACTGCTAAAGAAGAAGATATTCTTACTAACCAATCATATATTCAGAAAGGTGTTGTTCTTGATAAACTATTACAAGCACTTATTGTTTCTAAAATTAATTACAATGACTTAGTTGTAGGAGATAAAAATGCACTTATGGTTGCTGCTCGTATTTTAGGATATGGAAAAGATTATACCTTTGAATACGATGGTCAAGAATATAATATTGATCTATCTCAAATTGACAACAAACCATTCGAACACTCAAATAAAGGAGTAAATGAATTCAGTTATACTCTTCCATCAACAGGAACTCATATTACTTATAAAATCCTGACTCATAGTGATGAACAAAAAATTCAAACCGAATTAGAAGGATTGAAAAAACTTAATAAAAATTCATCACCCGATCTCTCTACTCGTTTAAAATACATGATTACATCAGTTAATGGCGATAGAGAAACTAAAACAATTCGAGATTTTGTTGATAATCATTTTTTAGCTCGAGACTCGAGGGAATTTAGAAAACACGTTAAAGAAGTTCAACCCGACGTTGATCTAACTTTTTTTCCCGACGGAAGTGAAAGTAGAGTCGATATACCAGTTGGGCTTAAGTTTTTTTGGCCTGACTTCTGATACCGCTCCAATAGTAAGAGCAAATTTATTTACACAAATCCATGAAATATGTTTTCATGGAAAAGGAGGATACGATTGGCCAACCGTCTATGATATGCCTAGATGGTTGCGCCAATTTACTTTTAATAAAATCAATGAGTTTTATAAAAAAGAATCTGAAGAATATGAAAAAGCTTCTTCTAAAGGTGGCAATAATAAATCTACATTAGTAGATCCAATGGGTAATGTTAATAAAGATGCATGGAAAAGTATACCAAAACCTATTACCCCATCAGGTAAATCTGGTGTAAAATATAAATAAGGTTATAAATTTTAATATTTATAACATATTAAATGGTTTAAAAAATGGCTCAAACCCCATTAAGTAGAAAAGAATTAGAAGAGTTATTACGTCTTTCAAATCTTTTAGAAAAAGGACTTAGTAGAATAGATTTAGAAAATCTAAACCAATCTGGAGATGCTGCTCGAGTTATGCTTGAATCTCTTAGAAGAGAAGCAGCTGAATTTACTAGAGATATTAGTTCTGCAGCTCAGGGATTTAGAGATGTAGTTGAAGAAATTAATAATTCGAATATAGGGGTTAAAGAGGTTAATAAATCTTTTAATAAATTAACCAGTATTGTTGATAAAATACAATACCATCAAAAAGGTATTTCTAAACTTACCGAAAAAGAAGTAGAAAAATTACAACAACAAGCCAAACAAGAAAAAGAACGTTTAATTACAGCTTCAAATTTATTAAATAATAAAAAAGCTCAATTAGATGCCTCTATTCAAAACAATGAAGCAGAAATAGATAGTCTTCTTTTAATTCAAAATCTTACAGATGATCAAATATCTAGATTAAATACACTTGAAAAACAACAAGAAAAACTTAATAGAGAATTAGCCAAAACAGAAACAGCACAAAATAATATTTCCGGAATTATATCAGATCAGGATTTTCATTATAACCAACTAATGTCTTCTATAGACAATATAAATAATGAATTAAATGATACTAAGCAATTATTAGGATTAGGTGGAGCAGCAATTGGAGGTTTAGAAACAGCTTTAAATAAATTAGGATTTGGTAGTTTAGCTAGTAAACTAGGAGTTGATGAAGCTCGAGAAAAAATGGAAGAAACTGCTGAATCAATTCGTTTAGCAGGAGGGGACGTTAATTCATTTGGTAATAAATTCAAAGTTCTTGGAGCTGGGTTAAAATCTATAGGTTCTTCTATTATATCTAATTTAAAGGATCCTTTAATAGTTGTTAGTTTTATAATTGAAGGTTTAATAGATGCAATTAAATCTTTAGATACAGGAGCCGGAGATTTAGCTAAAAATATGAATATGACCTACAATGAAGCTCTTAATCTTCAAGGTCAACTTACTCAAATAGCTAACATGTCCGGAGATATAGCGGTGACTACTAGAGGTATGAGAGAATCATATTTAGCTATAGGTCAAAGTCTAGGTGCTCAAGTAGATATGAATGCAGCTAATCTAGAATTAATGACTCAATTAAGAGAAAGAGCTGGAGTATCTAATGAGACATTTATAGAAATGAGTAAATATGCTGCATCAACTGGTCAAGAAGTTGAAAAAGCTACTACTGGATTTTTAGGAGGTGCTAAAGCAATTGCTATGCAAGCTGGCAAAGCTCTTAATGTTAAACAATTAATGATTGAAACCTCCAAGGTATCTAATGCTATTAAATTGTCGATAAAAGGGGGAGCTCAAGCTTTAGGAGAAGCAGCCGCTAAAGCTAAATTAGTGGGGATGAATCTAGAACAGGCTGATAATGCTGCTAGTAGTTTATTAAATTTTGAAGAATCTATCACTGCTGAATTAGAGGCAGAACTATTAACTGGTAAAGATTTAAATTTGGAAAGAGCTCGTTTAGCAGCCCTTAATAATGATTATGCTACAGTAGCTGAGGAAATAGCAAGGAATGTAGGATCAGCTGCTGAATTTTCTAATATGAACCGCCTACAACAAGAAGCAATAGCTAAATCTGTTGGTATGCAACGAGATGAATTAGCTAATGTTTTAGTTGAACAAGAAGCATTAAGGAATTTAGGTAGAAAACTAACTGATGAAGAGCAAGCTGCATATGAATTTGCTAAAGAAAAGTATGGTGCTAAAAAAGCAGCAGAAATGCTTGGAAAAAAAGAGTTAGAAGATATGAAAAACCAAATGAATATGCAGGAAAAATTTAATGCTACTGTTGAAAAATTAAAAGAAATATTCATCACAGTAGCAGATGCATTAATGCCAGTATTTAGTATATTATCTGGAGTAGCCGAAATAGTTGGTTTTATTTTACAACCAATCCAAGGTATATTCAATATAATATCTGCTCTAATTGATCCAACTAAAGGCCTATCGGAAACACTAGCAGAAATGGGCCCAGTAACTGCAGGTATAGCAGTAGCTCTAGGAATCGCAGCTACTGCCATAACAGCACAGATGGTCCCGGGTTTAATTAAAGCTGGAGTAGCAGCAGCTACTGCTCTTATACCTATGGCTGCAAATGCTGTAGCAGCTATTACCACAGCAAGTGCTATGACTTTAGGTATAGGAGCAGTTGCTATAATAGCAGGAATTGCAGCTGCAGTAGTAGCAATGAATTCAGCTAAATCTACAGCTCTTAAAGATGGCATGATAGGTCCTGATGGGGGTTTAATGGTTTCAGGTAAAAAAGGTACTTATTCTCTAGATGCAAATGATACTGTCATAGCAGGTACTAATTTAAATAAACCTACTACTTCTTCAGCAGGAGGTTCTAATATTGATTTATCTCCTCTCCTCGAAGAAATGAGGGCAGTAAAACAAGAAGTTGCTAGAATGGCTGCTAGACCAATTGTAGTAGAAAATAAAATAAATAATACTGATTTTGGTACTGCTGTAGCTTCAAATACTTATACTATTGCTTAAACTTTAATTTATAAATAAAATGGGATTATTAAATTTATACTTAGCCAATTTAGAACAACTAAATATTCTTGACCCGGATTTAGTAACCCAATATCCTTCTACGAACACGGGTACTCCTACATCTACAGCTAATCCTGGTCCCCTTACCCCTTTTGATCAAGTATATAGTGCAACTAATACTTATCTTGAATATATACAAAATGTAAATAATTCTATAAATGAAAATGATTCATTATTGAATTCTTTTGATAAAACAAATCTAGATACAGAAAACCCAAGTGTAGATGGAGGAATCCCTTATCGTCCAGATAAAGATCCTACTGAATATCCAGTTACTACTACAGGAGCGGAATCACTAAGAGGATACTTTCCTGCCCCCTCCAAACCTGCTCAAAAATATGGGGTTAGGACAACAATTGCTGACAATGCGGTTTTTGATGCTCAAAATACTTATTCTGACTTTATTAAAGAGTATATTTCGTAATATTTATAATAAAAAACTAATATAATTATGGGACTTTTTGATAAATTAACAGGACAAGGATCTGTTTACTCTTACGGAAATGGACAAACTCCTCCTACAAACCCAGGAGCAACCCAACAATCAAAATTACATACTGATGGCACTCAACCCGGGTATTCATTAAACGGATCTAATTTTGGAGATGTAAATAATGCATATCAATCATATAATGATGGAGTAGGAAATATACTACCACAACCTTCATTATTAGATATTAATGGAACACCTCCTGTAGGTCCATTAAGCGATCCAAATACTCCATCTATTAACAATTCTTTTTCTAACGGACAGTATCTTCTTAATCTTCCCGGCTAATGCCATTAGTTAATCTAGCAACTAATCTTAAATCTCTTAAGTTTGGTAATGATCAACCAGGAGGAGGATCTTCTAATCAACCTTATGTGGTAACAGGCATTCCTGATACTCTTAACAACAATATTTCAGTTGATGGAAGTGTTTCGGTTAATAGTAATGTAGATGCATCTGTTAATTTTACTAATGATATAGATATAACATCAGCAGCAATTAAAGGAGGAAAAATTGGAGCAATAGCTGGAGCTGTTGTTGGACTACTTCCTGGAGCTTTAGGTGGAGCAATATTAGGAGCAGGGATTGGAGCCGGAATAGAAATTGCTACAAATACTAATATTGACATCAGCGCAAATCCTGATATTAATGCTAATCTTAATGTTTTTATTCCTTCAACAGGAACCGGAGGTCCAGATTTTGTAATTAGAGGAGGACAATTAGTTTTTAAAAGGATATCTAATGATGCCACTAGGTTAACTAAATATTTTGTAGATACAAAAAGTTGGAGGGGAATTGGATTTGCTATAAAACAAAATATACTTTCTAGAACAGCTGTTAATACTCAAACAAGTGACGGAAGACTTACTTTTAATGAGGGATTATATAGTCCTATTAATACTATAGTCCAAGCCGGAATAAATGCTTTTGGATATCATGTACCTAAACAAGGTTTAAATCCATTTAGAGAAATAGGAGCATATGCTACTAATAATGATAATCTATATGCTGTTAAAATAGGTAAAGAACGTCTTGACAATTTAAATCCCCCAAGACAAAACAGATTATATGATTTATATGCTGTTAAAATTGTAAATATAGAAGATTCTAAAAATGATAAGTTTATAAAAGATAACCGCATTGCATCTGATTTTAATGAAATTTTAAGATACCCCGGAGGTCCTGACTCATTTTTAGGAATAGGAAAAACTTCCATTAGATTTGCTGATCAAAGAACAGGAATTAACAACCTCACCAATCCTTCAGGACTCTACACTGAAGATATAAATGATGGATTGTCTATTATATACTCAGCTGACTATCAATTATTTACAAATCCTAATCGAGTTTCTATAAATGGAAATAGATTATTAGGTATTAGTAAAAGATCATTAGGAAATACACTTCTTTCAGATCCTCAGTTTACTGGTTTTATTACTACTGGTCCGGATTCTACAGGTGGGGGAATAGATGGACAATATCGAAATGTAGGCTCATTAGGAATCCCAGATTCTGTAGCTACTCAAGTAGGAAGTGCTGCTTTAACTACTGATGAAGGTTATTTTACATACACTCAAGCTGATATAGAAAATGCTTATTCACTAGGAGCACCGTTTACGGGCAATATAAATGGCATCAAGAGTAATCTTCAAGATTTTAGAGCTGTTTTAAGAAAAAAACTTTTTACAAACCCTACAATAGAAGATAAAGCAGATATAATTGGTAATTTATCTAATGCTCCTTCTTATGATACTGAAAATATTGAAAAACGATTTGGTTTAGGTGATCCGGGTAATAATTCTTTAAAACATTTACAAAGTTATGTTACAGGAGCAGGTGTAATTGACAATAAATACTTTGGTGCTGCCTCTTATAATTCATATGATAAAATAACTGCTTTCCCTATCTACCCTGATACTGCAAGTTTACCACCTCCTGACAATGATTTAGTTAGATTTAGAATTAAAACAAATAATAAAGTAATTGCTTTTAGAGCATTTTTAGATCAAATCTCAGACCAGTATGTTGCAGATTGGGAGGCAACTCAATATATAGGAAGAGGTGAAAAATTTTATACTTACCGTGGATTTGATAGAAAAGTTTCATTATCTTGGACAGTAGCAGCCCAATCAAAAGTTGAGTTAATTCCAATGTATAAAAAATTAAATTTTTTAGCTTCAATATGTGCTCCAAAATATATGGGTAGTGGATATATGGCTGGAAATATTGCTTATTTAACTATTGGAGATTATTTCAATGATCAACCAGGTATTATAACTGGATTAACATATGAAATGAATGATGAAAATGCTACTTGGGAGATAGCAATAAGTGATAATGATTTAAACCCACTTGATCCTACAGTCGGACAACTTCCTCATCTAATTAAAGTTACAGGATTTCAATTTATACCAATTCATACATTTGTTCCAAGATTACAAACAGTTACAACAGCTAATGTATCCCGATATAGTTTAGATAGTCCAAATATAGATCCTAATTTATATGGAACAGAAAGATATATATCTTTAAATAATGGATTATATAGTTAAATAAATCAAATAAAATGAATCGTTATCAGTCTATTCCTACTATAAAAATTGATAAAAAACAATGTTATCAAACTACTAAATATCCTGAAATACCTCTTTCAGATGAAGATATTTATGTATATACGGCACAAGGAGACAGATTTGATGTTTTAGCTCAACAATACTATGATGATCAATCACTATGGTGGATTATCTCAATTGCTAATACAGCAGTAGCAGGTACGTCATTACCTGCAGATTTTCCCCAAGATTCATTAGTTATACCTGAAGGGAATCAAATTCGTATTCCTGCTAGATATATTGATATATTAAATAGTTTTAGAAGTTTAAATAATTTATAAGTTATGAATATAATAGGTGAAGGATTTCCCCAAGCAATAGTTACACAAATTGAACGCAGACAGGCTGCTTACGGATCAGGATGGAGTTCAGAACGAAGTGATAATAGAATTAAATATTTAAATGGAAATACTTCTTGGGTAAAATTAGTTTCTGGGGTTAATATAGATACACCATCAATAATTCAAAATCAAGGATTAAGTGCTTTTCCAACCGGAAATTCAACAGCACAAGCATATGTTTTATTTAGTGGAACAAAGGGTGGATTAAGTGGTATTGGTTTTAATGGTGCTTATGGTATGTTGGGAACGAGTTTAGGAGAACGTCCTATGATGGGTATTACGTCCGCTGAAATCCAACACGAAAATAGAGGTTCAATTCGTAGAGCTAGTGTAAAAATTAGAGCATTTAATAAACTCCAATTTGAAGTAATAGATACCCTATATCTTAGATTAGGTTTTAGTGTATTGCTTGAATGGGGTCACACATACTATCTCAATAATAATGGTGGACTTGAAGATGCAGCTACTAGTGGAATAAGTTTAGAAAATGATTTTATAAATGGAGGAGTATCATATACTGATTTTCTTAAAAAAATTCAAAATCAACGTTTAGCATCATTTGGAAATTATGATGCAATGTTTGCTAAAGTTTGTAATTTCCATTGGTCTTTTCTTCCAGATGGTAGTTACGATATTACTGTAGATTTAGTTAGTATTGGGGATGTAGTTGAATCTTTTAAAGTAAATTCATTAGTAAGTGATAGTTCATTTAGTTCTATTAAAACTAATGCTACTTCTCTTATAAAAGCATTTACTATAATAGGTACTCCTGAAGCTAATGCATATGTAGAAATTTTAAGAAATGGCCTTTCAACAACTTTAGGAAGATTTCTATTAGCTCTTGCATTTCGAATGGCTACTACTGATATTTTTTATATCCCTCCATCAAGTCCAGATTTTGAGAATTTTAATCCACCCGCAGCCTTTGAAGCAGATGGAGTAGCTGTAACTTATCAAGGTATGGATCAAAGACAATATTATGTTAGATTTGCAACCCTACTCAAATTTATCCAAGATAAAATTGTATATTCTCAACGCTATGCAAATGGATCTATATCAAATGATGTTCCTATATTAAATTTTAATATTGATCCACAATTAAATTTAATGACTATAATTTTTGATTTTCAAACATCTGGCGGTACTAATCAACGAATTTATCAAACTAGTATAGATCCAACAATTTGTTTAACCTCAGTATTAGATTATGGTCTACCAAATGAACACCAGGGAGAAGGTTTTGAGCAACCAGCTTATGTTTCAAGTGGAGCTACATATTCATATGGTAAAATAATGGATATATATATTAACATAAAGTTTCTTCTTTCCAAACTAGAAGAATTAAAATCAGTAGAGGAAAATAAAGTAGTTTTAATAGATTTCCTAACCGAGATATGTGTAGGTATTAATGGAGCACTTGGGGGGGTTAATGCTTTAGAAGTTAATATAGATGAAACTACTAATGAAATTATAATTAGAGATGCAAATCCTCTTCCAGATGGAGATAAAATTATAGCAAATAGAGGTTTATCTACTGCCCAAGCTCAATTTCAATTTGTTGGATACAGAACGGGAGCAACCGGTGGAGGAAAAACTGGAACAGTAGCTTCATTTATAAAAGATTTTTCTCTTACCACAGAATTATCTCCTGCAACTTCTACTATGATAACAGTAGGAGCAACCGCTAATGCTGCAGTAGTAGGAGAAACATCAACAGCTTTTTCTAGATTTAATGCTGGATTAACAGATCGTTTTAAAGAAAAAATCTCAGATTCCGAATCCGCAGCTCAAACATCAGCAACTTTATCTGCTCTATATAAAAACAAACAAGATTTATTAAGTAGATTTAATGAATCCTATACTATATGGTATGATTTTGTAAAAAATCTAAAAAATAAAATTTTCAGCCCCCCAGAAAAAGAATCAATAAAGAATGTATTTACAAATCTTTTAAGATATCGAAGACAAATAGTAGAAATAGATAATCAAATTAGTGGTACACCAGATCCAATCCAACCAGGAACTGGATTTATTCCTTTTAATATGTCTTTAACAGTAGATGGACTTTCTGGTATGAAAATATATAATAAATTTTATATAGATACTGATGCTCTTCCTACCACTTATCCTAGAAATTCTGAATTTTTAATAAAGAATATACGCCATAAAATAGAAAATAATAAATGGACTACTAAACTAGATTCTATTACTATCTCTAAAGGAACCAGTTCAACATCCCCTAGTCCTTCAACTTCTCCAGCTGCACCTCCATCAGTTACACCTACTCCAGCACGAAAAACAATTACAGCAACTGGTACAGTAAAAAAGAAATAATATAGTTTTTTATGCCTATTATAGCAGAATTTACTCTTACAGTAAGTGAAGAAGGATTTGAAATAGATACTCAAATTTCTTTTGATGTTGTAATTAAAAAAAAAGATGGTAGCAATTTTGTTACAAGATTAGGCCCATATATTTTTAAAGCAGGGCAGACTTTCCTCACTATCCCTATAGAAATAGCAAGCCTTAATTATGAGGATATAGAAGAAGAGGGAAGACTTGAAAATTTTTATTTTAATCCCCCCGACCCAAATTTAAATTTAGAGACTTTCCCTATTAAATTCATTGCGCCCCCACCTCCTCCTCCACCACCACCACCACCACCCTCTCCCCCACCTGCCCCTCCTCCTGCTTCTCCATCTTCTACTCCATTATTAAGAAAAGCAGTTGAAGATCAAATAATATACACTTATACAAAGTATGCTAATTCAATGAGATATTCATATTTATGTGCTGGTTGGACATATCAGTTTTGTAGATATATTAAAACCCATATAGATAATAATAGTCCATCTGCAATACCATTCACATGGCTAGGAGGTGGGGATGGATGTTCAGTTTTATTAAGAACAAATATTAAAAAAACTGGAATTTATGATGAATATTACATAGGCAGATTTACAGCTGGAAAGGGGGGTGTTTTACAAAAAGAAATAAATAAAATATCTTGGAATTATGGAGACATAGCAGTATATTGGGATCCTAATTATTGTGCAGAGGGAACTCGCCAGCATGCCCAAATGTATACAGGAGATATATTTAAAAGCTATAACCGTAAAATTGAACCTTATAAAACATGGTCAACATGTGTTGCAAAAGGAAAAAACGATTATTATGGTGATATAGTAAATGGGTGGACTACTGATAATTTAACTAATTATTCATCAACAATGGTATATCCATATTATTTTGATCCATATGAATTTTATGCATATAAAATTAAACCAGCATATTTAAAATAATTATAATGTATTATCCATTATCTCAAATCACCCCAAATCTATACACTCCAGGATCAGAGTTTGTTTTAGACCTTAATTTTACCAATTCCCCTTCTTCTTTTTATGTTGGATATTACTGGAAGAATTCAAAAGGAGAATATTATACGGGTAAAAATCCTCAAGATAAACCTACAAAAAAATTATATCTACTATCTGAGTTCAGAAAAAGTTTACTTACAGAAAAAGATTCTTTAACTGAAGGATTTTTGTCAATTAACATACCTTCATTTGTTATAGATTCTCAAGATGAAATTGAAATAAAAAATAATACATCATATTCTAACCTTAAAAAAGATACTACATCTAAAAAAATAGTTTACCCATACTATTCTCCAACTCTCCCAACTCCCCAAGATTATCAAATAGGAGAATTTCGAAGATATTTTTGTAAAAAAACAAACGAAATTTTATATCTTGAAATAAGTAAAGAGGTATATGATAAATTAGTAAAAAAAGATTCAACTGTACTTTGGCAATTGTATTTTCCTTTTGATATTCCATGGAAACTAACTGGAGTTGAAGATCAAGTTTCTAAAACTAATCAAAATACTGTAGAGTTAAATATGTCTAAATTAAATCTTACTTTGTTTTCTGAGTATTTAGAAAACAATTTTCTTAAATATTTCAAATAAAATAACCAATGGCAATTTCAGCAGAATTTACTCTTACAATGAGCGATGGAGGATTTGAAGTAGATACTAAAATTTCTTTTGATGTTGTAATTAAAAAAAAGGATGGTAGTAACTTTATCATAAGATTAGGACCATATGTTTTTAGTGCTGGACAAACTACTATTACTATCCCTATAGAAATATCAAGCCTTAATTATGAGGATATAGAAGAAGAGGGAAGACTTGAAAATTTTAGCTTTGATCCTCCCGATCCAAATTTAAATTTAGAGACTTTCCCTATTAAATTTATAAATGTTCCTAAACCCCCACCACCAGTTTCTCCCACTCCACCAGCAAAAAGAAGATGTGGAGGAACAGCATTAAATCTTGATGTATCGGCATATACACCATTACGTCAAAATATAATTTTAGAAGCTCAAGATCTTTACAATAAATGCATTTCTGAAGATCCAATCCAAGACGGATCTTTTAAATTCAATGATGCTACATTTCAAGCCGAAATAAAAACTATGGGATGGTTTCCGGGTAAAGATTCTCAATGGTGTAATTGGACTACTAAATTGATATATTGGAAAGCTTATTCTAAGCTAATAAAAACCGATCCAAGATATACAGATATTTTTCAACTAGTCTATAATGAATTTGGTGGGGGCAATAGTAAAGATGGAGCAGGTGGTCGTTTACGATTCCCTGGAGATTCAAAACAATGGAAAACTATAATAACTGCAGGAGTTAGAAGAACATATGATAATGTAACATCTACTATTCCAGATATATTAAAATATTGTAGTACTACTTTAGGTACTCCTTATAGTAAACTTATAGTTATAAAGCCTACTAAAACATTTGTTTCTCTAAGTGATTTATTACTAATGGAACCTGGGGATATGATAACTTATAGAAGAGAGGGGAGTGGACAATTTGGACATATAAATATATGTGTTGGAGTTAATATTAATAAAGGTGTATTTACATATAGTACTATTGGAGGAAATGAAAGTAGTATAGTTAAATATAAACCTGCAAACTCTGATAAACCCACAAGTATTATTAAACCTATAGATTGGTTTACTTAAAAAATAAATAATTATGGCTTATTATCCTAAATCCCAAATTACTTCTGATTTATATACCATAGGTAATGAACTTATTAATTCTTCTACCAAAGAACCATATGTTGGATTTTATTATAAAACCTCAGATGGAAAATTCTTTTCAGGCAAAAATCCCCAAGATAAACCTAATATTGAATTAATAAAAGATTTTAGTCTTCTTATATCTCCTCAATATTTTACAGATGTACCTGGATATATAAATATTTTAGGAGAAAATGTTATTTCTCTTCAAGAATTTGATCCTACAAGTTATTTTAATTTAAAAAAAGAAGATAATACTATTAATGCTGAAGTTCCTTCACATTCACCATCTTTACCAACTTCTAAAGATTATCAAATTGGAGAATTTCGAAGATATTTTTGTAAAAAAACAAACGAAATTCTATACATTGAGATAAATAAAAATACGTATGATAAACTAGTAAAAAAAGATTCAAGTATTTTGTTTCAACTATATTTTCCTTTTGATATCCCATGGAAATTAGCAGGAATTGAAAGTCAAGTAGCAAAAATAAACCAAAACATAGTTGAACTAACCTCTCAAAATCTACAATTGCCCATGTTTTCAGAATATCTAAAAAACGATTTTCTTAAATATTTCAAGTAAAGACATACGGACTTAGGACCGTCTATAGCTTCGGCTATCTGAAAACACTCATCGTTCGCTACCTTGGGTGTTTTCTCTTTTTAAAATTGGGATTACAAAAATTCTTTTTATATATTTAATCAAAAATAAAGGTTATGTTTTACATAGTAGAAACCAATGAACAATTAAGTGATTTATTTTACATGGGATACGACAAGGTATTTGTTGAACCCATCTACTACAATGACAATTTACATCCATCACTTAATCACGTATCCTTATTATATATCAAACCATTAAACAACGATAAAGGATATATCGTGTGTTTGGACCATAGTGAAGCGCTTTCTATAGATAAAGTTTCTATAGACAATTTATTGTCCTCTTTTGACGAACTATATGTACGAGATAGAAAATCTTTTATATATCATTTTCCAGTATATAACGTAATAGATATATCTTTTATATCTCCTGAATATCAGGACCCTACTACCTCAGCACATGATTTTTTCTATCAACGACATGGAGAAAAATTGAATATTAATGCCATTGTGCCTTTAACTAAACACTATGAAAAATGTGAATATATTTTTGATAAAGTTAAAGACTATTGTGTAGCACCTCCTAATGTTAAATTTCACAATAAATTAACAAGTGTATTTTATGCTATTGAGCAAAGTGGAATCAAAGTTAATCCGGATGTATTCAATAAACATTTTGAATTAAATAATGAAGATTTTTCGCTTTACGAAAATACTATTTATACTCAATATAATTTATATAATGTTACTGGTCGTCCTTCAAATCGTTTTAATGGAATTAATTTTGCCGCATTAAATAAAGAGGATGGATGTAGAGATGCATTTATACCCGAAAATGACTATTTTCTAGAAATAGATATTACAGCATACCACCCTACATTAGCTGCTCAATTAGTTAATTTTCATTTTGAAGATGAAACACCATATCAATATTTTGCTAGAGAGGCAAATGTGGAAATTGATGAAGCAAAAACATTAATGTTTAAACAATTGTATGGTGGAGTATATAAGGAGTATCAACATATTGAATTTTTCCAATTAATACAAAAATATACTGATAAATTGTGGAATACATTTCAAACCGATGGATTTGTTGAATGTCCCATTTCAGGTCATAGATTTACTAAAAACATAAAGGATTTAAATCCTCAAAAACTTTTCAACTATACACTACAAAACTTGGAGACCTCAACAAATGTTCTTATATTATGGAACATAATTCGCCTCTTGAGGAACAAATCCACAAAAGTAGTGTTATATACTTATGATTCAATACTTTTAGATTATAAAAAAGACGAAGACATATTAGAAGAAATTAATGAAGTATTTACAAAATTTAACCTAAAAACAAAAACGACAAAAGGATCAACTTATGGTTCAATGTCTCTAAATTAATAGTTATGGATAGTATCGCGTTTGAACCCCTTGTTGATATTTATAATCAGTATGACTTTATTACTGAAGATAACTCTATGAACAACAGGCTTTTTGCTACATTTACACAGCAGGTCCAGTTAGATGATTTAATTGATCATCTAGCTTCTACATACGAAATTATGTACAATAAAATGTTTGTCCTTTTTGTTAAAAGTACAGACGAATATGTTATTACTTACAACGTAGAACAAGGAAACGTAGGAACTATTCCTTCAAATACTATTCTAGTTCACCGCAAAAAAGAATCAAATACCTTATACACCATAAATGCATTGAACGATTTGATTAGAAAATTGAATGGGGGTATAAGTGATCCAACATATAAAATAGATTGGCAGAATTATCGTAATTGCATTTTATTAACCCAACATGGGGAAGTTAAACAACTAAATACCAAAATCTATAAGATTATAGACTTATAACACACCATACTGGTACGAACAATACTAAGCGTCACACTACATACTAAAAAGGCATTCTAAGAACTTGTTTATAAGTTAAAATTTGGCCTACCAAAAAAATTGTAGTATATTTAAATAGTAATTTATAAAAACCAAGTAATATGGATTTAAAATCAATCAAAAACAAACTTAGCGCCCTTCAAACATCCGGGCAAAAGAAAGAAAAGGTCGATTATTCAAAGTACCTTTGGAAGCCAAAACAAGAAGGCAAGTATCAGATTCGAATTGTTCCATCTAAATTCGACAAAAACAACCCATTCAAAGAAGTATTTCTACATTATGGAATGTCTAAATTCCCAATGTATGCTCTTATTAACTGGGGTGAAAAAGATCCAATTGTAGAATTTGCTAAACAACTTAAGCAAACCAACGACAAGGAAAATTGGAAATTATCTAAAAAACTCGAACCTAAAATGCGCGTATTTGCTCCAGTAATTGTACGTGGAGAAGAAGACAAAGGTGTACGCCTATGGGAATTTGGTAAAGAAATTTACATGCAATTGTTAGGTATTGCTGATGATGAAGATTACGGTGACTATACTGACATTAATGAAGGTCGTGATTTTACTGTTGAAGCAGTAATGGGCGATATTGGTGGTCGTCAAGGTCTAAAATCATCAATCCGAATCAAACCTAAAACAACCCCACTAAGTACTGATAAATCAGATATTAAGTTGTGGTTAGAAGAACAACCTGACATTTTGGAGATTCAAAGTACATATAAAATGACTTTTGACAAAATGAAAGAAACACTTCAAAATTGGCTCAATCCAGAAGATGAGAATACTACAGATGTAGATAGTGACGAACCAGTAGCAACTACTACACCTAATGATTTACCTTGGGATGACGATGAAGAATCTCCAGCTCCAGCTAAAAGCAATTACGAATTAAAAGCACCTGCTAAAAAATCTAAAGCAGATAAATTCGAAGCATTGTTTGACGAAGAAGAAGATTAATATTTAAAAAACAAGTTATGGCTAAAAAATCAACTTCGCTTACGGCGGCGGTTAGTTCTCAATTAAAAGCAAATTTTGACCTAGATAAATTCAAGGAGAAAAAATCCCTTAATAATAACGTAAAGTTTAAGGAACAAAAATGGATTCCATTCTCTCCAGCTCTCCAGGATATACTTAGTATTCCTGGAGCGCCTATAGGTCACATTACTTTATTAAGAGGACATTCCGACACTGGTAAAACAACAGCACTTTTAGAGTTAGCTGTTAGTGCTCAAAAAATGGGAATTTTACCTGTATTCATCATCACTGAAATGAAATGGTCTTGGACTCATGCTGAACAAATGGGATTCCAACTTGAACCAATTGCTGATGAAACAACAGGAGAAATTACCAATTATACAGGATTCTTCTTATATGCAGATAGAAGCTCACTCAACACAATTGAGGATGTAGCAGAATTTATTGCAGATCTGTTAGATGAACAACGTAAAGGAAATCTACCATATGATTTGTGTTTCTTATGGGATAGTATTGGTTCTATACCATGTAAAATGAGTGTAGAAGCAAATAAAAATAATCCTATGTGGAATGCAGGAGCTATGTCTCAACAGTTTGGTAACTTTATCAACCAGCGTTTCCCACTCTCACGTAAAGAAAGCTCACCATATACTAATACAATGGTAGCTATCAATAAAATTTGGGTTGCACCAGCTGAAAGCATTATGGCTCAACCTAAAATGAAAATGAAAAATGGTGAAACAATGTTTTTAGATTCTACAATTGTATTAACATTTGGAAACATTACAAATAGTGGTACTAGTAAACATAAAGCCACTAAAAATGGTAAAGAGGTAGAATTTGCAAAACGTACTAAAGTATCATGTGATAAAAATCACGTTACAGGTATTACTACTAAAGGTACTATCACTATGACTGTTCATGGATTTATTCCTGATGAAAAATCAGATATTGATAAGTACAAGAAAGAGCATGCTCATGAATGGATTCAAATTCTAGGATCAACAGATTTTGAAATAGTTGAAGACGATTCAGATTGGGAAGAAAACGTTAAAGATATTCCTCTATTAGAAAATGAACAATAAAGATTTACTTAAACTTCTTGATGGGATTCAAGATGGTGGGGAACAGACTCCTCTTAAAAACGAACATAGAGTTTTAATTATAGATGCATTTAATCTATTTTTTAGAAATTTTGCAGTATTAAACTATATCAATCCTCAAGGATCGCATATAGGAGGTTTAGGTGGATTTTTACGTTCATTAGGATCTTTAGTTAAACAAATTCAACCAACATCTGTTTACATTGTATTTGATGGGGTGGGTTCTACCGTAAATCGGAAGAACCTACTCCCCGAATACAAATCTGGTAGAAATACTACCAAGATGACTAAGGAGTTATTTAACGATATAGATGAAGAAAACGAGGCAAAAGCAGATCAAATGTCTCGCTTAATCCACTATTTACAATGCCTACCAGTTAAAATTATATCTATAGATAAAGTAGAAGCAGACGATGTAATTGCGTTTTTAAGTGTTGAAACAACAAAACACCCCGATACTAGAGCATTTGTTGTCTCGTCTGATAAAGATTTTTTCCAATTGGTTAACAACCGAATCACTGTGTACGCTCCAATGGAGAAAGAATTCTATACACCTAAAGATGTTGTAGATAGATTTGGTGTCCAACCATACAATTTCTTAACCTACAAAACATTGATGGGAGATGGCTCTGACAAAATTCCAGGTGTTAAAGGGTTAGGTGACAAAAAACTTAAAAAATTGTTTCCTGAATTATTTGGTGAACAAGTAGTTACTTTAGATGATATATTTAATATCTGTGAAGCTAAATACGATCAACACATTATATACTCTAGAGTCATATTTGATTTTGAACAGCTACAGAAAAATCAAAAAGTTATGAATTTAGGAAATCCAATGTTGGGAGATCAAGAAAAATTTTATATATTAGATTGTATAAAAGAATCCGCATATCCATTAAATACTGCTGAGTTTTTATCCTTATATCATGAAGATGGTTTGGGGAATATATTGAAAAATGTAGAATATTGGGTGCGTGATACTTGGGATATAATTAACAGATACAATAAAGCAAATAAGTTATGACATTACAATCACTAGAAAATTATGGAATTTCATTTCAAACAAAAGTCATATCAGCATTATTAACTGATAAGCCATTTTTGCAAAACGTAAATGACATTCTAACAGACGAGTATTTTTCAAATACCGCACATAAATGGATTGTAAATGAGGTACTTAAATATTACGCTAAATACCATTGTAATCCAACAATGGATGTTTTAAAAGTAGAATTAAAACGAGTAGAAAACGAAGTACTTCAGTTATCCATTAAAGAACAACTTAAAGAAGCATATCGTTCCTCAGATGAAAGTGATTTATCTTATGTTAAAGAAGAATTCACCAATTTTTGTAAAAACCAACAGTTAAAAAAAGCGCTTCTAAATTCGGTTGATTTACTTAAAGCAGGAGACTATGACTCCATTCGAACATTAGTTGACAGTGCTTTACGTTCAGGTCAAGACAAAAATATTGGCCATGAATACAACAAAGATATTGAATCACGATTCATTGAAGATGAAAGAAAACCAATCCCAACACCTTGGAAAATATTTAATGAAATGATCCAAGGTGGATTAGGTGAAGGAGATTTAGGATTGATATTTGGGAATCCAGGTGGTGGTAAATCATGGACATTAATAGCAATGGGAGCGTATGCCGTACAATTAGGATACAATGTTATTCACTATACTTTAGAGTTAGGTGAAACATATGTAGGAAGACGTTATGATGCATTTTTCTCAAGAGTCCCAGTTGATAAAATTCGTAACCATAAAGAAAAAGTATCAGAGGCTGTTGCAGAACTCCCCGGAAATTTAATTGTACGTGAGTATCCAATGGGGAGAGCATCAATATCAACTATTGAATCGCATATTAAAAAATGTATTGATTTAGATTTCAAACCAGATTTGATTATTATTGACTATATTGATCTTTTATCTTCAAAACGTAAAAATCGTGAACGTAAAGATGAAATAGATGATATTTATACTAGTACCAAAGGTTTAGCTCGAGAACTTAAATTGCCAATTTGGAGTGTATCTCAAGTAAACCGAGCAGGTGCTAAAGATAGTATTATTGAAGGCGATAAAGCCGCAGGTTCATACGATAAAATTATGATTGCGGATGTGGCTTTATCCTTATCAAGACAAAAGAAAGACAAAGTAAATGGAACAGGTAGATTTCACTTTATGAAAAATAGATACGGAATGGATGGTATGTCTTTTAATGCTAGAGTAGATACTGCTACTGGTCATATTGAAATTTTAAATGAAATAAGTGAGGAAGAAGAAGAGCAAATATCTAAAAGTAATCGATCTTCATCTAAATTCTCTGGGGATATAGATGAATTAGATAAAGAATATTTAGCACAACAATTTTTTTCACTAAACAACAATATTTAGTACTAAACATTAAGTATGATCACTGAACCTAGAATATACTATAAACCATTCGAATATCAAGATGCATTCGAATTCTACAAAAACCAACATAGAGCACATTGGCTTGCAGATGAAGTACCATTGGCTTCAGACTTAAACGATTGGAAATTAAAACTAACAGAACCTGAAAAGAATCTGATTGGAAATATTTTAAAATCGTTTGCTCAAACAGAAGTACACGTAAACGACTACTGGTCAACAAAAGTATCTGTTTGGTTTCCTAAACCTGAAGTACAAGCAATGGCTCGTGTATTTGCTGATTTTGAAAGTATTCATGCTGAAGCATATGCTCGTTTGAATGAGGAACTAGGTTTAGATGATTTTAAAGCATTCATGGAAGATGAAACATCTAAAGCTAAAATTGAACGCCTAATTGAAGTACCAGGTAACACAATAGAGGAAAAAGCTATTTCATTAGCAATATTTTCAGCATTTACTGAAGGTGTGAATTTGTTTTCTTCATTTGCAATATTGATGTCTTTTCAATTACGCAACTTAATGAAAGGTACAGGTCAGATTGTAGAGTGGAGTGTGCGTGATGAATCTTTACATTCAAAAGCAGGATGTTGGTTATTTAGAACACTACTCCAAGAACAACCCCACTTAGATACACCTGAACTAAGAGATCAAATTGTTGAAGCATGTCAGCTTTCAGTTCAACTTGAATTTGATTTTATTGAAAAAGCATTTGAGATGGGAGATATTGAAGGTTTAACTAAAGAACAGTTAAAAGCATTTATCAAAGCAAGAGCAAACGAAAAATTAGTTGAATTAGGATACAATGCTATTTACAACGATATAGATCCTAACCTATTGAAACAAATAGAATGGTTCGGACATTTAACATCAGGTAAAACACACCAAGATTTCTTTGCAGGACGAGTTACAGCATACGCAAAATCAACTGCAGATTGGGACGATTTATAAACTAAAAATATGATAAAACCACAATCCATTAGATCAGGAGTTACTATTTATGTCAATGGTACTCAAGCTGAGAAATCAGAAGTAGTTGCATTAAGCAATGAATGGAGCGAAAGACAAGAAACATTATTTAAGAAAACTCTTAAAGATGGAGGTGAAATAACTATTAAAGGAGTACATTTTAAAATTATTCCACAAGAAAAAATATTAAATTCACTTGGAGAAAAAGACCCAAAACACATTATTGCTCCAGGAGCAGACGACAGATTTTAAAATTAAATTATGAGCATACAAATAGATACAACAAATTGGATTAAGGGAAAAAATTATCCCGAATTTATGGACGACATTGCAGTGAGCATGGTTTCAAAAGGCTATTTATTACCTGATGAAGATGTATTCGATGCATTTAAACGAGTAAGTAAATTTGCAGCACGTCGTTTACGTCGTAAGGATTTACAACCATTTTTCTATGAAGCAATGGTTAAAAATTGGCTATGTTTAGCCTCACCTGTACTATCAAATTTAGGTACTGAACGTGGAATGCCCATTTCATGTTTTGGTATTGATGTTGGAGATAGCATTGAAGGTATTGCGGATGCAAACTCAGAACTAATGCGTCTATCTTCTCAAGGTGGAGGTGTTGGTATTGGTGTATCTCGTATTAGAGGTAGAGGTAAAGCTATTAAAGACAATGGAATATCTGAAGGTGTAGTTCCATGGTGTAAAATTTATGATTCAACTATTTTAGCTACAAACCAAGGTAGTGTTCGCAGAGGAGCAGCATCCGTTAATCTAAACATTAACCACCCAGATATTGAAGAATTTTTACAAATTCGTAGACCAAAAGGTGATGTTAATAGACAGTGTTTAAATTTACATCAATGTGTTGTAGTTGATGATGAATTTATGACTAAATTAGAAAATAAAGACCCTAAAGCAATTAAATTGTGGGGTGAGATTCTAAAAACACGTTTAGAAACAGGCGAACCATACATCATGTATGAAGATAATGTCAACAATGCTAATCCTGAAGCATACAAGAAAAATAATCTACAAGTATCAATGACCAATATCTGTAGTGAAATTTCATTATATACAGATGAATTACATTCATTTATTTGTTGTTTATCTTCATTAAATTTAGCCCGTTGGGATGAATGGAAAGACTACAAATTTGAAAATGGAATGTCGTTGCCTGAACTAACATGTTGGTTT